CCGGAAACAGCATACTAGGTAACTCCGATGGAGCACCTCCAGTAGCTGAAAAAACCGTGACAATCGACGACCTCCTAATTTCCAGTGCATTCGTTTATGAGCTAGACGAGACACTTGCACATTACGAATTACGTGGAGAAATCTCAAGAAAGATCGGTTATGCACTTGCAGAAAAATACGATAGACTTGCTTTCAGAGCTATCGCTAAAGGTGCAAGACAAGCTTCTCCTATCACTAAGACTGGCTTCAAGGAGCCCGGCGGAACTCAGATAAGAGTTGGTACAGGTACTAACGATTCTGAGGCTTACAACGCAGGCAACCTAGTTAATGCATTCTATGATGCAGCAGCAGCTTTAGACGAAAAAGGAGTAAATAGTGCAGGCAGAGTGGCGGTTCTAAACCCTCGTCAGTACTACGCACTTATACAAGATATAGGTTCTAACGGTCTAATCAATAGAGACGTTCAAGGTACTGCATTGCAGTCCGGAAACGGCATCATTGAGATCGCTGGTATCAAGATCTATAAGTCAATGAACATACCATTCTTAGGTAAGCACGGTGTAGCATATGGTGGAACAACAGGTGAAACTTCACCTTCCAACTTAGGCGACAACATCGGTGACGCACTTGCAGATGGTAGAGCTTCAGTATCTGGTATCAATAACAACTATGGTAACTCTACTGACTTCGGTAAGTCATGCGGTCTAATCTTCCAGAAAGAGGCAGCAGCAGTTGTAGAGGCTATCGGACCACAAGTACAGGTTACAAGTGGAGACATATCCGTGGTATACCAAGGCGATGTGATATTGGGACGCATGGCTATGGGGGTAGATTTCCTAAACCCAGCAGCAGCAGTTGAACTATACGTTGGAGCTTCAGCACCAGCAGGATTTGGTACAACATACCCAGCTAACGCTTAATTTTTATTCTTTATACGGGACCTTCGGGTCCCTTTTTTTTATCTATGTCTACACCAATAACAACCGATACCGAACTATCCGCAGTTAATTCTATCTTGGGTAGCATAGGTCAATCACCTATAACACAATTAAGAGATACAAATACAGGTGCACTAATCAGTACAAACCCAGAGATATCATTTATACATAACCTATTAGTGGAAACTATAAAAGATGTATTAAATGAAGGGTGGCATTTTAACACTGAATATGGTATTAAAATTAGTCCTGATGCAAATAAAGAAATCAGTATTCCTAGTTCTTACTTACGTTATGACGTACATGAAGGACAAACAAATAGACTTCTTGATGTAGTAAAGAGAGGTAATAAACTCTACGACAAAGTAAAACATACATTTGAATTTGAGAATGATGTGTTAGTAGACGCAACTTATCTTTACAACTTTGAAGATATACCCTCTGCATTCCAAAGATATATTATAGCTAAAGCATCAACTAGAGCAGCTACACAATTAGTTGGTGATGTTAACCTTGTTAAGTTATTACAAACTCAAGAAGCTCAAACTAGAGCAAGCGTCATGGAGTATGACACACAACAAGGAGATCATAGTTTCTTCGGATTTAAACACGAACAAAACTACGACGCCTATCAACCTTACAAAGCATTAATTAGATAATGGCAAGTGTTACACAATTAGTACCTACATTAACCGGTGGCGTTTCTCAACAGCCAGATGAACTAAAGGTTCCGGGACAGGTTAATGTTGCAAACAATGTTTTACCTGATGTAACACATGGTTTACTTAAACGTCCCGGTGGAAAATTAATAAAGTCTTTAAGTGATGGATCAAAAAATTCTGTTACTGATGGAAGATGGTTTCATTATTACAGAGATGAAGATGAACAGTATATAGGTCAGATTGCTAGAAATGGCATGATAAAAATGTGGAAGTGTAGCGATGGTTCAGAAATGAATGTCGTTGGTAATGGTAACAGTTACCTAATACACAATAACGACGAAGATATACAGACATTAACTATTAATGATTATACTTTCCTAACTAATAGAACTAAGACTGTTACTATGTCTACTGCTACGGAGCCATTAAGACCTCCAGAAGTATTTATAGAACTTAAGACATTAAAGTATGCAGCTCAATACGCAGTAAATTTATTTAGTAATACGGTACCTCAAACAGTATCTACAGCTACAAGAATTAGTGTAGAAATGGTGAGATCTAGTAATAACTACTGTGATAGTAATGGTAATATGCAAAACCACGTGCAAAGAGTTAGTAATACTACTAGATGTTCTACAGGAACTGGGTCTGACGATCTAGCACCTAACGTTGGTACTAGAATATTTGAAGTAGCCAGTGGGGGAACATTAGTAGACCATGATGCTGTTTCTACACTAGGTGGTTCTGATTTTTCTTATCAAGTAAATATAAATAATAATGGTTCAGGTGGTAGAGCTAACTTATACTTTAGGATTACCACCACAGGTCAGTCTACGCCCGTAGGAAGTGGCTCAAACGTAGAGTATAGAACTAGGTATACAACAACAAACGACCTCCTCTACGGGGGCGAGGGATGGCAGCAGGGAGATTTCTTCTATGTGTACATGAAAGATGGTTACTATAAAGTAACTATTGATGAAGTTAGTGAATCACAAGTACAAGCTAACCTAGGATTAATTAGACCTAACCCTACATCATTCGACACTAAAACAACTGTAACTCCAGAATCTATACTTGGTACTCTTAGAGCAGAGATAGCAGCTACAGGACATTTTAATACTGTAGAACAGATAGGAAATGGACTATACATTTCTAGAACTTCTAATATACAGAATGGGGTAGAACAAAACTTCTTTAACGTTTCTACACCAGTTAGTGAATTATTAAACGTTGTAGCTGGTGAAGTTCTTACAGTAGATGATTTACCAAGACAGTGTAAAGATGGATTTGTTGTAAAAATTAAGAATAGTGCTAACGAAGAAGACGATTACTACCTTAAATTTATTGCTAATAATGGTTTAAGTGGAGAAGGAGTATGGGAAGAGTGTGTATTACCGGGAGCTAATACTGACTTTGATGCATCAACTATGCCATTACAGTTAGTAAGAACTAACTCAACAACATTTACACTTTCAACAGTCGCGTGGGAAGGAGCACAAGTAGGTGATACAGCTCCTGATGGAACTAATCCACGGGCGTCATTTGTAGGGAAGACTATTAATAAGATGGTATTCTTTAGAAATAGGTTAGTAATGCTTAGTGATGAGAATGTTATTATGTCTCGTCCGGGAAACTTCTTTAATTTCTGGGCTAAAACTGCTACGACTTTTTCTAATGTAGACCCTATAGATTTATCATGTAGTTCTACATACCCAGCTATCGTCTTTGATGCAATACAAGTTAATACAGGTTTAGTTATATTTACAAAAAATCAACAGTTTATGTTGACTACAGATAGTGATGTACTTAATCCTAATACAGCAAAAATAAACAGACTTTCTTCTTATAATTTTAACCATAAAACTAATCCAGTTAACTTAGGAACTACTATAGGATTTTTAGATAATGCTAATAAGTATAGTAGATTCTTCGAGATGTCACAGATTAGGCGAGAAGGAGAGCCAGATGTTGTAGAACAAAGTAAAGTAGTATCTCAACTATTTGAGAATGATTTAAAAATTATATCTAATTCTAGAGAAAATGGATTGATATTATTTAGTGAAGAAGATACACCAACTATGTATGGATATAGGTATTTTACTTCAGGCAATGAACGTATACTACAAGCATGGTTTTCATGGAGATTAACAGGTACGATTAGATATCATTGTATGTTAGATGATGCACTATATGTTGTAGTAAGAAATAATAACAAAGATCAGTTATTAAAGTATTCTGTTAAGCTAGATGATAATGGTCATTTTGTGACTGCCGGGGAAGATTATCCTATACATTTAGATCACTGTACAAGCGTAACTGCTGGTGCTAGTACTTATGATAGTACAACTAATAAAACTACCATTCCAAAACCTACAGGATTTGAAAGTACTGATATCCTTGCAGCTTATGATACTGATTCTGGTAATAACTTAGGTAGATTTGCAGACGCAGTTATTGATGGTAACGATATAAAAATAACTGGAAACTGGTCTAGTGAGACATTTCTTATTGGATATCAATTTGAAATGGAAGTTCAATTACCTAAGATATTTTTTACTTACCCAGTTGGTTCTGCTACAAGACGAGATACCAGATCTAATTTAATAGTACATAGAGTTAAATTTAATTTTGGAAAGATTGGAATGTATGATGTAGATGTATTAAGAACAGGTAAACCTACATTTACACAACAAATAGAAGCAACCCCAGCAGATGCATATATTGCAAACTACGTTGCTTTACTACCAGATATTCAAGGCGTAGTACCTTGTTATGAGAGAAATAATCATTTAGTTTTAATTGTAAAATCTAAACACCCATCTCCAGCTACGATAGTTTCGTATCAGTGGGAAGGTAAATACACTAATAAAAATTATCAACGTGTCTAAATACATTCACCCAGCAACATTGGAGGCTGCTATTGCAGTGGCTTCCAATTTACGCCCAGATGACTACAGAGAAATAACCGAAGGTCATGGACATGACCCTGAAAGTGCAATAGTCGTAGGAATTAATAACTGCGACTCAGTGTATTTTAAGGTACCTGATGGTCAATTAGCAGGCATGGCAGGCGTATCTCCAGATGGAAAGATTTGGATGGTATGCACCCCTGCAATAGAAGACTACCCTGTTACTTTTGCTAGAGAAGCAAAGAGATATGTAGAGGGTAGAAAAGAAAAGTTATTATGGAACATTGTGGACAAACGCAATAAAGTACATATTAAACTACTGAGATTCCTAGGGTTCAAATTTCTAAGGGAAGTAAAACACGGACCTAATCAATTATCATTTATGGAGTTTTGCCGTGGCAATATCAGCTATACTCGGAGCGGGTAAAGCTATTCTCGGTGGCATAGGACAAGCCAAAGCTATTAGAGCTGAGAATCGAAGAAGAATTAGAGAGTATGAGCGTGCCTTAGAAATACGTAAGCGTAACTGGTACCAACAACTCTCTGTTTATAGCGCTAAAGTTAACAAATATAATATTGATCTAAACGAAAATGATCTAGCTGCACAGCGTGGCTATGCAAAAGCACAAGCTAATTTACGTTCTTTAGAAGGTAGAGTTGTAGCTCAGAACGAAACAAAGTTTAGAGAACTTGTATCTAAGAAACTAGGAAAACGCAGAGCTAGTGGTCAAACTGGTAGGTCAGTCAGAAGAGGTGAAACTCTGGATATGGCTGCCTATGGTAGATACACTGGTAGACAAGCTTATGGTGTTTCCATGGCTAGAGAGAAATTTAAAGAAAACGTAGAGAACATTAGAAGAAGACAAGTTAGTGCTCGTAGAGGTTTATTCTCTCAAGTAGCATTTAACCCAGTACCTTCTATGGCTCCTAATCCTCCAGAACTAAGAGGCACAGGTATGGTCATGGCAAACGCTATGTTAGGTGCATTTGGTTCTTTAGCTAAGGGTGGCATGTTTGACAAAGGTCCCGGAGCACCTATTGGTGATGATTACTCAGCTTTCGGTTCATCGTTTGATACAAACTATGACTTTACTTCAGATATGGGAGGTGCTGGTACTTTCAGTTCTTTCGATATGAATGTAAACGCACTACCTGATTTTAGTTTTACACCTATGGAATTTGATTATAGTTCATACCAATCATTTGGCGCATTTTAAATTATGACAGACTCATTTCAAGGCGGTTCCTTTGAAGCCGAGAGGTCCGAAGATTATGTAGCTCCTTTAATAGATAGCTACAAACAAATCAACGAGGGCATGAATAATTACTGGTCACAAGAACTAAGTAATTACAAAAACGCAGCACAGGATGCTGGTAAAGATATGATGCTACTAGCCAATATGTCTGGTACCCTCGGGGACATCTTCAAACAACGCGAAGATGAAAAGCGAGAAGAGGACATTGCTAAAGGTTATGAGTGGTATTATGAAAACGGTTTTAGTGACGACGAGCTTAACGCTTATAGAGAAGCTAAATCTGGTATTATAGAAGATGGTATAGCAATAGACGAAGCTGCTGCTGAATGGAGATCTAACGGTGGTGACATCTGGACTTCTGAAGAGTTCAGAAAAATGAACCCAGCTATGAAACAAGGAGCTGTAACAGCTTATGCTAGATCACGACTTGCAGAATATAATCCTAAAGGTGACCCTAGATTAAAAGGTGCTACAACTTATGAGGAATATAAAGCTGCTGAAGCTGTATATAATAGAGAATTTTTTAGAAAGTTTAAAGGTATAAACCCTGTACTTTTACAAGAAGAGGGTATATATGAAAAACAACGCGACACACAACAAGACGCATACAATGCTTGGACAACAGGAAGAGAAGAAGAGATTGAAACTCAACGTAAACAGATCGCTCAATCTAACTTTGTTAAGTGTGTAAACTCAAAAGGTGGTGGTAGTTGTTTTTTACAATATGTAAATGAACGTGGTCCTTTTGTACAAAATGGTCCAGCAAGAAGAGAGGCTATAGAAATAGCTAAGAATTTAGCTGACAGTGGTCTGTTGACAGACAACATGATTAAGGAGATGAAAGCTAAAAATGATAAGAATAAATTTCGTAGCTTTGCTGATGGTAAAGAGTATTATTACGGTGATTATTTTGCAGCAGACATTGTTGAAATAGAACA